TATAGGTATCACACGTAAGGCAGCGGAAGTATTGGTCAGTAGACCAATCTTGCACTTTCAGAGAATTGAGGAGTTCATATGTGGACTTGTCGATTCTCTGTGGCTTGCGAACGAACAGGTATTCCTGGAAGGTTCGCAAGAGCAACGGATCATACGAAATATCGTACGGGCCGTCTTCTACGTGGGAACTAGTAATCTAGTTGACCTAGTAGATCAGTGGAAGGAATGGGGTAATAACCTATTCCATACACTCGCCGATACCACCACAATAGGGGAGGTACCGGTACCGAAGAAGAATAATATTTTTCGACGGTCAGACAAGATACCTTACATTAGTAGGGTATATTGTGGAGATAAGGACATGCTGCTAATGCAACATGTTTCTCATCTTGTATCCTCTCGTCAGATGCCATATATGGGAAAGACGACAGAGGAGAAAGCCAGGGAGAAGTTCAAATCTGTTCTTCTCTCTGACTTTGAGCCAGACGAACAACTGGTGTTCCGGTTGTCCATGGCGGCACGCAGAATTGGAGGGATCTGTCGATCAATCCGATTCCGCGTTAACCCCGGAGCTTCTCACATATCTGTGACAAGCTCTGGGGAATTCGGCCATCCTATCTCCGATGGGGGACAGGCAGCCGCAGTTGTGGAAGCTATGAGGAGTATACTCCTTGAAGTACCACAAGAATCCCGAGAGGAGGACACTCCTTTTGGGATAGCAAGGCACTGGAGTGGTATACCACTCTGGAAAACCTTGTTCAGAAAAGTCCCTATCCCACCGGACGTGGACTTTTTGCAGGAATGGTACTTAGTAAAGGACCAACCTGGAAAATTCCGAGGGCTTGATGAAGTCACCGGAATTCAAATACTGTATGTGGCGTGGCGACAGCTTGTGCCCATACCAGTATTACGTGCAGAAGTTGTCCCAGAGATGGGCAACAAGGCACGTCATGTAACACTTTCGGACTATTGGCTGAATGTGTTACAGTCACCATTGAGTCATCTACTGATTGACTCAATGATGTATCACCCTTCAGTCTTCTCCAGTTTTCACCGACAGGATCAAACCTGGGAAGCCGTGAAGGGTATGTGCAATAAGAAGCAGCTATCGCTGCCTCCCGGGCACGCCGTGTTGAGTAGTGACCTAAAGGACGCTACCAACGCGCAACAGTGGAGCGTCACAATAGCGATGCTCCGCGGTTTCATAGAAGGCTTTAAACTATCGTTTAAAGACGACTATATCAACCTAGTACTAGGCACAATAGGGCCTAGACTAGTTCTCTTCCCAGACGATACTAGTGTATTGTCCAAGGTGGGGATAATGATGGGTGAAGCGATCGCCAAACCATCATTGACCCTACTCAATCTATCGATTGAGGAACTAGCATTTCTAGACTATACTAATAGTCTAGATTTGCTTTACACAAGTGACCCATCTCCCTATAGGGACTGGAGGTACTTGCACATAGGCGGTGATGATCATCTAGCGATGGGTCCAACCGACTATCTTAACCTGATCACAGATTATCATCTGCGAGCAGGTTCCCACATATCACCAGGGCAACATGGTTACTCTAGGATATGTGTTAAATATACTGAGAGGATTGTAAATCTACAAAACCTCCAGTATAAACAACCTTTTAACCGTGAAGACTATAGTCGTTCCATTATCGTGGATTCGGTTAAGGTAAGACTTCTCGAGCGTGGTCAATCGACCATGTTAAAGAAGGATAACAAGAATGTTGCGATTGGTAAATCGGAACAACTTGGTGGATGTCTGGAATGGTTACCTACCGATAACAGATTCTGG